TAACCCTCTTTCAATCCTCACGAGAAAATCTTTTCCTTCTCTCAGAGAAAAAAGGATGCCCGGACACCCCTGCACGACGCTACGGTAGAGTAGTAGAGTAGTGGGAGGAGTTGGTTCCGTTGGTTCGGTGGGCGGAGTAGGAAGATATGCGTTGCATTTCAGCCTTGGTTCGAATTTCGAACATTGGCTGGTGTGGCCTGCTTATGCCTAAGCTGACTCTCTGGACAATAAAAAAGCCCAGACAAAGGAGCTTTAGCTCCCTCATCTGGGCGGTTAGGTTATTACCTTTTAAGAGCGGTAAGGCTACAGGCATCGAGATACTGTGCTTTATCGAAGTCTTTCTTCCTTGCCTTCATTGTATCGAGAGTTTGCTTGACTTTCTGCTCTTTCTCTTCTGTGAAGGGAATACAAACAGCAGCCAGTATTGGACCACGCTTACAAGGATGAAAGATTTCATCTACGTATTTTGTCGTGTCTACATCATCGACTATCCTGTAGCTGTGATCGAAAAAGTCTAAGATAATTGTTTTCATGACCTCTCCTTAGTCTGCCATCTCAATGGAGATCTTGGCGAACTTGGCAGGGGCTCCGTTCTGTCGACTGTAGTACTGAGGAACATACTGAACGAAGGGCTTGTCTTGGCCTTCGATCTTGGCCTCATATCTATCTCCACCAGTGGACTTTGCAGGCTGGGTGAGTATGAGGACTGCTTGTAGGATCTTCATCTCGCTTTCTCCTTTGCTTTGGGTTTTTAGGGCCTTAGCCCCTCTCACAGATAATCTGCTCTCTGGCGAGTAGGGTTTGGATTAAGCAATTCGTTTGTAGATTGATTCTGTGTTTACATAGTATCCACTAAGGGCTATAATGTTGCAGTCGTTAGTGCCGACCAACTTCTCGCCTACTGAAACAATCTGCTCGTTTACTACAAGAGCCATTTTACCGTAGGCAACCTCTACGAAAAGCGTTGCTTCAGGAGCTTTTATGGGTTCTAACCATACGAATGGACTCCCTTTAGCCTTCCAGATCTCTAAATCATCATAAATGATCTCGTGAGCAACATGGTTCTTCATAGGAAGGTGGTGCTTTATTTGTTCAAGGAATTTTTCCATCTTGCCTCCTTTTACTCGCCAGGAAGCAGACTATCTGTGCTTTAGCACGCTCTGTCCTTGTCTTGTGAGGCCCTCCCAGATTGAATAAGGTTATGAAGATAAGTTGATTGGTTACGCTGTTTAATTCTGCTATCCTGCCAGCGGGGTAATTTTCCCGTCTGCTTTGAGGGCCGCAATGGCCTCGGCCAGGGTACAGTTCTGGGCTTGGGCGTAGGAGAAGATAGCCAGCTGGTCGTCCATACTGAACCCGGTTTTCTTCTCTGCCTGATCAGCTTTAGCCGCCTTCGCCTTGGTGATCTTGGTCTGGGAGGCTTTCGTCTCCTTTTCCGTCCAGAACATTTCCTCTTCCAGGCTCGCCTTCACGTCGTCTGCGAAGTCGTTCGGGTCAATGCCCGCTTTGATCTTCTCGGTGATGAGGTTCCCGGCATCGGTATCTGCGTCGTAGGAGTGTTGCTTGACCCCTTTGTCGATCAGGAAATTGAGGTCAATGTTGTACAGCTCCTTTGCCTCTTCGTTCGTCCTGGGCGAGGGGATGCTGACGCTGAACTTGTTCTTACCATCACCGCACCTGACGTCCCGCATGACACGAGGGCCATCATATTCTTCGTGAAGGATGATGCTGATGGAGGTCAGTTCAGTTCTCTTCTCGGTTCCGTTAGTTTCATCTGCCATGTTGTGCAATCCTTTCGGGGCTTTAGCCCTCTGGGAAAGCCTAACAAGACAAGGACATCTCATGACTGGCTTTCTGAGCGGTGTGGCTATTAAAATGTTATAATTGACTGAATAGGTCTACTACGCATAAGGCACACACTGCTGGCTCTGTGTTTATTTTGCCTTCTTTTAGTGCCTTTCCTTCTCCTCCACAGTATGATGTTATACAGGCCAACACTACTGGCTTTTGGCAATATGGACAATTAGGAAAATGACCAGAGACGAAGAATTTTCTATCTGGTTGGGTTTTTGGTGTCTCTCCGCAGAAAAGACAATACAAACTATATTCATTATCTGCCATACCTTGTTTTCTCCTCTGATGCCATACCGCTGAAAAAGCCAGCCATGATGAAAGGGTGTCTCCCTTTCGTGATTTTTCCTGTGGGCTTACCGTGAGCGGATATCCCGCAAAAACCTGACTGTTTCGGTTGTGCAGTCAACCCCTGGTAATTTCCTGTGGCGGGTAATATGGCCTATCCATATACACAGGATGTTTCGTTGATTTGCCTGACCCCATGCAGGCTCCCAGAATCCCCTGGGCGGCGGTTTGGGATCATCCCCTCACCGTGCCAATGTTACCATACATATATGCACTGGCCATGCCATACTCCCGTTTTTTGGCATGGAAATAAAAAATTATTTTCTCGTGGAATATCAATGGGTTAGCCTTATATCTTTTTTAACTGAACGGGCACGTTCTCAACCAAATGGTCGGTAAGGTACAATTATCTGTACCGTGTTTTCTGGTCAGTCGGTAAATCTCCAATGATATCAAAGGTTTGGGTCAGTACCAGAATTTGTACCACAAATACAATTTTTTGTACCTCGTTTGCGGTATGAATACCTACCGAATGGTCGAACAGGAGGGAACCGAACGGTTGGTCAGTCATGTACCGAACGGTCGGTTGATTGTCTACCGAACGATCGGTAGGGAGACTACCGAACGGTTGGTCGAGGCAGACTGGGAGAAAAGATACCAATGGTCGCTTCCTGATCGGGAGTTATGTTAAATGAGACATATGTTGTATTTGGCTCGTGTCAAACGAGACATATGTTTGACTGGTCATATGGCTGGCATAACATATACCAGGCTGGACATATATCAAAGCAAACATACCCCTGGGGGGATTTCACTCATCGGGGATCGGGGATAAGCCTCTCTCAGGCGATGAGTGAAAATTTAGAAATCACGGGAGAGAAGCTTCGGTTATGGAGAATATGTTCGAATTGGGCTAAAGCCCAGGAGTTGGAGAATATGTTCGAATTTCGAACAGGATCTAAAGATCGGAAGAGGACAAGGGATCGTTCCGATCCAGGGAAGGAAATGTTCTAGAAGAAAAGAAAAGAGGCTCGAAAAGGGACCAATTTGTACCAAAGAGCTTGACTTCGTGGGCGAATTATGATAAGATGAGGGATCAACAACCTGGAGAGGGGTTATGGATGAGAGACTAGGGCTGTTATGGGTTCTGATGCAAGATCCAAGGATGTGGGTCCTAGCAGCCCTAGTCCTCGTCGGAATCTTCTTCCTGATAGATGATGGACAGAAGGCTCTCAGAGAGGATGAAGAGGGAGCAGAGGAGAAGGATGGGACTAGTTCAACCAGAAGAACCCACCATTGAGCAGCAGGTCAGGGATCAGTATCGAAGATTCTATGTCGAGCAGATTCCTGATATAGTTCAGACTGCTGCTATGCCTTGGATAGGGGCTCCTCAAGCACTGATGAGATATTATGGACGGAAGACTACCCAAGGAGGATTATTAGCTAAGACCATTAACGCAATAACAAGTACTTATCGAGAACCCTTCTTAGGTTCTGGAACAATCTTCCGTCAGCTTTATGAGCAAGGTAAGTTGTTAGGAAACGCTGTCTTGGGAGAAGCAAATCCTATCATGAGAAATATTTATGCTCAGATTAGGAAAAATCCTAAGGCAATAGCAGAGGGTGTGGGGGAGCAGATAGAAAGATATAGAGGTCTAGATCCTAATGATGCTAGGAATCTAGTCATTGATACCTTTGACAAGCTCAGGGCTGAAGGATTTAAAAGGAATCCTGCGAAAGAGGCAATCTCAGAGATATTTGTAGGTCAATCAGTAACAGGATACAATCCACCTAAGACACCGTTGTTTAAGTGGTCTAGTAATTTCGTATCTCCTAAAGGAATAGCTAAAAGGGTTGAGTCTTTTGGAGAAGCCCTAAAATCAACAGATGCAACGATACTAGATGACTGGAAGAAGGTTCTCAAGGGGGCTAAGAGAGGAGATGTCGCTTTCATAGATCCTCCTTATCACAGAAGGAAGGGCTATTCAGTTGGCTGGAGCGAGTCAGAAGAATTAGCAAATGAGTTATCTAAACTCTCTAAGCGTGGAGTTGAGGGCATTGTCTGGAATTCTCCAGAAAGCCTGAAGTTTTATAAAGACTTCGCTATGGAACCAACTGGTTTTATGTCAAATATGCCAGAATATGCAGCTAACTTAGGTGATCTTGATTTTCTGAGGATGATTAAGCGCTAATGGGAAGATTGAATGAAGGTAAAACACCAGGACTGGCACAACTCAGACCTCATCACAGGTCAATGGCTCAGGCAGTAGCTGCTGGGAAGAGACCAGGAGAGGTCTGTGAGATGTTTCACATCACTCCTGCACACATGACCAGGGTGATGAACACGCCTCTGTTTGAGGCAGAGGTGGCTCGGATTCAAGCTCAGGGAGAGATAGAAGCTGTTGATGTTTATACTGATCTTCAATTAATGACCAGAAAGGCTCTTGAGATCCTCGATCGAGATCTCGAAGTCGAGCCTGAGGATATGCAGGCGATCAAAGCGAGAACCCTTCAGAAGGAAATTGCCTTCGGAATCATGGATCGTTCAGGCTTTGGGAAGCAAGATCAGCCAGTTCATCTGCACAAGCATGCTCATCTTCATGTCAAGGACCTGAGCAATGAGGAACTGTATCGAGATGTTCTCGATCTCGTGGAGGATAATGATGGATAGGAATCCTCCGTCTTCCGAGTTACAGGCTCTTCTTGATTATCTTCGTAATACAGGATATATAAGAAACTTTCGAGTTTCTTTCGCAGAAGATACCTACGGAGAATACGACCTAGATAATCAAACAATTAGTGTCGAAGGGAGTAATGAGAGGGAGCGAGAATCAGCAATATTATATGAGACTGTTCACGCTCTTGCTAAAAAACCAGAGCGTTCTAACACTGCGAAGATGTACAATCTATGGAAGAAACTAGGTTATTTTGATCGAAAAAATGTTGTGTTTCCAGTAGGCACAGAAAAAGGACAAGCTTGGAATCCCCTGATAGAAAAACACGAGCCGTATGGTATGACGGAACCTTGGTATAATAGAAGTCGTTTTCCCCAGGCTCTCAATGATACACAAACAAGGAGATTCAGAGCCGTTACTAAAGCTATTCCAAAGGGTGAAAGTTGGAGTGGCCTAAAACCACAAGGAGAATTAAGCAGAGGAACTTCTTCTGAAGAAACTCATGCTTATTATTTTACAGAACCAGGACTTGCTGTTCCTCAAAAAACTAGGGTCGATGAGTTCACAAGATTTCTGCTTGATTATGATGTACCCATAGATATTATCAGAAATCTTAAGACACGAATGGAAGAGAAAGTAGAATGAGCAGTGAAGTAACCCTACAAATTCCCAAAACCTTTCGAGAAAACCTCGAGTGGCGTAGGAATATGCTCCTCAGAGCCCAGTATGACTCTGAGTTCCAAGCTCGTTGTAAGGAACTCTTCCACAGAGACCCTCTTTTTGCCTTCAATGGATTTTTCTATACCTACGATCCTCGTAAAAAGCCTTATCATCACAGACCTTTCATCACTTATGATTACGAAGACGAACTGATCCTCGGTCTTGCGGTGGCAATTAAGGGAGGATCTGACCTTGCCGTTGAAAAATCCCGAGATATGGGCATAACCTGGACAGTTCTTCTCGTTTTCCTCTGGTTCTGGGATGATCCTGCAGGTGGAAGTGATTTCCTTGCTGGCTCAAGAAAGGAAGATTACGTTGATAAGCAGGGTGATCCCAGAACTCACTTCGCCAAGCTTCGCTATGCCTTCTATCGTCTACCTAAATGGCTCCAGCCTGCTAAGTTCAATCGTAGAAAAAACGATAACTTCATGAAGCTGGTTAATCCTGATACTGGAGCTGCCATCACAGGAGAAAGCAACAATGCAAACTTTAGTACCCAGGGACGTTACAGCGCCATTTTCTATGACGAATTTGCGAAATGGGAAGGCACTGATGAATCAGCATGGACGGCTGGAGGTGATGCCAGTCCGTGCCGCATACCAGTTTCTACACCATTTGGTGCTGGTGGACAATACTATGGTGTTGTTACCGGAGGAAGAACACGAGTACTTCGGTATCACTGGACTAGACACCCTGAAAAGAGTTTAGGCCTTTACTGTGTCTGGCCTCCGCCAAATGAAGACGAGATAGGAACCCTTGGTTCTCGTTGGCAACCTGAGGAGGTCCTAAGAAGCCCTTGGTATGATCGAGAGTGTGAACGAAGAACGCCTAGCGAGATTGCTCAAGAGCTAGACATCGACTATCTCGGTGCTGGTAACCCAGTGTTCGAAGGGAAGGCTTGGAAATATCTAATGACCCTTCACAAGCAGGCTCTGGAACCGCAGATTTGGTACAAGCTCAACCTTGAGGAACTCACTGCGACTCGCCTTGGGGAGGAACCCATAGATCACGAGGGCTTCTTAGGGATTCTTAAGGCTTATGATCCTAAGTTCAGTTATGTTCTTGGTGCAGATATCGTTGAAGGGAAGGAGAGAGGAGACTATCTGGTTATCAAGATCTACAACCGAGAGACTAAGTCTGTTGATGCAACATACTTCTCTCGATTGGACGAAGTCATGGCTTCTCGGACGATCGTTATCATAGCTAACCTTTATTCTCCTCAACCTTTCTCCTATGAGGCTCCTTGGACAGCTATCGAGACCATTGGTCCGGGTTTAGCAACATTCGATCTCGTAGACGCCTTAGGACTCCAGAATCTCTTCATGATGCCAAACTACGATAGCACAAGTGGTTCTGTAAGTCACATGAAGGGTTGGAGAACAAGCACTCCTTCTCGTAATGAGCTGATCGCTGGGATCAGGAAGCATCTCATCGACAGAGCGGGTGCTCTTGATAAGCGTTGTGTTGGCGAGCTAATGACCTTCGTAAGGACTAAGACAGGAAAGGCTGAGGCAAAAGCTGGCTGTCATGACGACGAAGTCTTCTGCTTAGGAATCTGTATCCAAGCAGACGAGATCGCTCCTTACGAAGGCCGGACCGAAGCAGTGAAGAAGGAACTCCGAGAAGCTGCTCTGAACGTGATTGAAGCTCCTGATCTGAAGGAACCTTCAATCCTTGAGATCTGTGCTATCCAGGCAATGAAGAAACATGATGCCTTTCTCGAAGAGAAGAGATTCTTCGATGATGATCTGGAGGCTTGGTGATGCCAGTCCGTCCTTGTCCTAATGGAAAGTTCCGCATAGGTTCAGGAGCTTGTATCTACGACGACAAGGCTTCTGCAGAGCGAGCTTACAAAGGTTACCTTTGGAGTAAATATCATAAGAGGGGGCAGAAACATGGGACTAAAAAGAGAGATTCTGTTAAGGCTTCAGGACATTCAAAGTGAGTTGGCTAGATTCGTAATCGTTGATCAGTCAATGGTTCAGCTTCTCCGAGAGGAGCTTCGCTCTCAGCGAGAAGAGAACCAACGTCTTCGAGACGCTTTCATGGCTCAGGATTTCGAGAAGTTTAAAACCTATCGAATCGAGTCCAAGGATGAGAGACTCCCTGAGCGAGAATTCGCTGAAGATGAGATCGACCAGAATGCTGGTGAGGTTCTTACAGGAATAGGTTTACCAGTGGATGTTCGAAATTCGAACCAAACGAGGGGTTGATGGGCTGGCTGTTAGACAAGATGAGAGAACTGACCTTTCCTGAGAAATCAGCAGGGATAAACAGGTGGGACTATGTTCCTCAGTTAGATACCTATGTGCCTAACCCAGAGAAGTCGGAGGATATAGCTCAGACATATCTAAATAAAGTTACTGAAACTGCTATGGCTCCTCAGGCTGGGATGCTAAAGATAAGTGGTTTGGTTAATTTAGCTAAACGAGTCAATAGGATTGCTGATTTAGCAAATGAGTCTTCTGCACAAGCAATAAGAAAGAATATGCACCAGGTTTTAGCAGAGGCATTTAGAGTCCCTCAGAGAGAATACAGTAGGATAAACGATATACGATTTCAGCATATGGGAGCGAGTAGAGGGGCATATAACTTTGGTCCTTCTTATAGTGAGATTCAATTATCTCCTTCTTTTGCTCTTCCTTCTACTGTCTGGCATGAGTTTGCTCATGCTAGGACAATAAATCCAGATAAGGGTTTTATCTATCCTAGAGCTGGTGGAGTTAATGAATATGTAGAGGTTAAAAACGCACTTGATCAAATTGGTTCTTTCAGAGAAAAACCACCTTATGTTGCTGAAGCAGATATGGCAAACGCAGTATATAAACTTCGTAAGAAATTGAAAGATCTTTATGATCCAGAATATTTCTATGAAAATATTGATCCTGTAGAGCATATTGCTCGAACTGTAGGTAATAAAATGCCGGGTGATCCTATAGCATCTCATAGTGAAACATATTTAAATAGTCTTTCTACTGCCTTATTGAGAGGAAAACAAGAGCTATATGACGATATTATGAGTAAAGATTATTATGGTAATCTAGAAGATAAACCTCGAAGATTCTGGGATGTTAAAAAGGATATAGGTCCGAAGAACTTGCTCCCCGATCTCCGATATGAGAAATCTGGCCTTGGAGGTCATTTCTGGACAGATACGAAAACAAAGTCAACTTTCATGACGAAGACGACAGATGTGGATGAAGTTGAGAAAGCGCTGATGAAAATTAGAAAAGGATATGAGCCTAAATGAGACTCCGTCGCAAAAAAGCTGTTGAGCGTTTATTAGCTAAGCCAACCAGGGACGATAAGGATTCCCTCTGGAGTTGGCTTAAAGATCACTATGATCTTGGCGTTGAGCTTCGATCTCCCTTTGAGCAACGCTGGCTCATTGATATGGCTTTCTATGTAGGAAGACAGTATACCTTCTTTAACCAAAGTGCCTGGATTCTCCAGCAACTCAGGATGGTTAAGGGAAGGATCAGGAATGTCGATAACCAGCTTCTCCCAAGGGTTAGGAGACAAATCGCAGATAGCATCCGCCATGACCCAGTCATGAGTGTTGTTCCTCACAGCACGGATGATGAAGATATCAAGTCTGCTAAGATAGGGGATAAGGTTCTTCGAGCTAAGTGGCGTGATCTGAAGATGAAGAAGAAGCTCAGGAAAATGAATACCTGGAAGTTCATCACAGGGAATGCCTTCTTAGACGACCGATGGAATCCTCGCATTGGACCAATGGTCTTCGATGAGAAGACGAGTAAAATGGTTTATCAGGGAGATGTAGATGTTGATGTCTGGTCTCCGTTGGAGATTCTGGTTCCTTATGCAGCTCTTGGCGAGGATGAGCTCAATGACTTCCCTTGGATGATTAAGCACAAGTTCAGGCAATTGGACTGGATCATAGACTTCTACAAGGAAGCAGGGAAGAAGGTAAAGGCAGAGAGTCTTCCAAAGAACTACTTTGATACAGGGTATCTGTTCGGGGAACCTTCTGGCTCAGCTAAGATGAAGGCCGAAGGTGCTGTTGTGATGGAGCTTTATAAGAGGCCTTGCAGTGACTATCCTAAAGGAATCTTCATTGCAGGAGCGAATGGGATTATCCTGAACAAGCAGGACTATCCTTTCTCAGATTACTCCCTCGAGCACTTCAAGGACATCGAGGTTCCTGGGGTATTCTGGGGTATGGCCACAATGGAGCTTGGGATTCAGCTTCAGAAAACCTGGAACAGGACAATCAGTGGGATAGATGAATTCAATAGGCTCTTAGGGAAAGGAAAGGGACTTGTTCCAAGAGGAGCAAAGCTTGAGGCTCTTCCTGATGATACTCATGGGGAGTGGTTACAGTACAAGCCTGTGATGGGACATAAGCCAGAAATCATGACTATGAAGTCCCTTCCGCAGACGTATTCGCTGATCCTGGAGATTACAAGGAGTAGTCTACAGGATCTCTTCTCCCAACAAGAGGTTACTCGAGGAACGAACAAGAGTGATATTCGATCAGGTGAGATGGTGGATATCTTGCTTGAACAGAATTCTATTGGAGGGATTCCAAGTTACTCGATTCAGGAAGAAGGAATGGAGAGTCTGTTCAGTAGAATTCTGAAGAGGATTCAAAAAGGCTATGACACTGATAGGATTCTACAGGTTACTGGCCGTGAAGGAGAGTTCGATGTCTTTCCTTTCAAGGGATCGGATCTACGAAATAACACTGATGTTCATGTTAAACGAGAAAGTTCCTTACCAGAGTCTCGTGTTGCTCGTAGTGCAATTATCGAGCGGAGATATAAGGAAGGCTTCTACGGTGATCCTGCTGATCCTGAGGTGAGAAGAAATGTCCAGAATATGCTGGATGATTCAATTACGGAGAACATCTATGAGGATGTGAAGCTGGATGAGACAAATGCTCGAGTTGAGAATATGACTCTGACTCAGACAGGGATCACAAGTCTTCTGGTTAATCACTATGATGATCATCAGATCCACGTCAAGGAGCACAACCACTTCAGGAAGTCTCGGGAGTATCAGCAACTTAAGATGGAGAATATTAAGCTCTTCGTTGAACTTGATACTGTTTTCCAGGATCATATCCAGCAACATCAGGTTTTCATTCAGCAAATGATGGAGGCTCAGATAGCTACTCAGGAACGAATAAAAGGAGGCGGAAAATGAGTGAGGAGAAAAAGGAAGGGGCTAGGCCCATAGAGGAGATCCAGAACTGGAACGCTGTTATAAGCGGACTGGAGAGGTTAGAGAAGATTTGGAGCAAGCAGAGGTCTCTGATTATCAACAGGAACATCGAGCAACTCCCATTGAAAGCTCAGCAACACCTGGTCCACGAGTTCAACCTTTTTTCCTTTGAGGAAGCAATTCCTATGTTGCTTGGGTATGTCTATGCAAGTGGTGGAAACTTTAAAGAATTTTTAATTTAAGGAGGCAGATATGGCCGAAGAAAAGAAAGAGGGTCAACAAGGTGATCCTAAAGCTCCAGTGATCGAACTGGAACTTGAAGGCGGAGAGAAGAAAACCTTCACTCCTGAAGATGTTAAAGGTTTGCTCACGAAAGTTCAGGATGCCGATAAGCATTCTGCTATAGCTACGAAGGCTATCCAAGCTGCTGAGAAGTATGGATTAGACCCTGATGGCTATATCGGAAATGCTGAGGGGGCTTTCGTCCTGCTCACCAAACTTCAGGAAGAGGGTATTTTGGATGAGAACTGGGAGCCTGTCAAGAAGCAAGTTCAGAAAACCGATCTGAAGCCAGACCCTAAGGTTCCTCTCGATCTGAAGAACGTTAGTGGAGATGACAAGATTGCTAGCATTGTTGCTAAAGCAGTCGAACCTTTCCAGAAACGTATCTCTGATCTTGAGGGTGATCTGAGTGGTATGCTCAGGTTAGCTATCGAACGGCAGATGAAGGCAAAGCACACGAATCTCGATGATTTCGATGTTTCCCAGGTATTGGCGACTGCGATGAAAGACCGGAGCAAGACTGTCTGGCAACACGCAGAGGACAAGGCGAAATCTAAGGAAGGTAGCATGGCAAACCTTCGGAAGAAACACGCCGAGGAATTCGGAATCAACCTCGAGGAGTTTGACAAGAATAAGCTCCTCCAACAAGACGGGAAGGGAGGAGCAGCAGCCTTTGCGGCTGGTAAGAAGCTCACCTTCAGGAAGGGGAAAGGCGACAAGAACGCTGTGACTCCTCGAGAGGCTATGACCAATTTTTTAAGTCACGTTGAACGACAATCTTAGTGAGGCAGAGAAAGGTAGTTAGTAATGGCTTATGCAACATTATCAACCTGGGATGAGGTCTTGAAGACCTTCTATCTCCCTGCTATTCAGGAACAACTGAATCATGATACGTATCTGGCTGATAAGCTGGAGACGAATGAGAAAGACGTTTCTGGAAAGAATGCTACCATCGAGATGCATTATGGGAGAACGATGGGCATTGGTGCTATCGGAGATGGCAATGATCTTCCGACGGCAAATTATCAGAAATTCAAAACCGCCACAGTTCCCATGAAGTATAACTATGGTCGGGTTTCCTTCACCGGGCCGACTATTGCGGCAACGAGGGATGAGAGAGGCTCCTATGCTCGTGTGGTGGATACAGAAATCACCGGCATGGTGAGAGATGTTAAGAAGGATATCAACCGGCAACTGTGGGGTTGTGGCTATGGTATCCTCGGTCGCTGGAGAAGTGATTCATCGACAACCTATACCCTGGCCAAGCGGTACCTGAATAACGTCGATGGCTCGAACGCCACAATCGGAGACGGTTTCGGAAGCACCTTCGGTGGCAAGTACGTTGAGGAAAACGGGGCTATGTCAGCTTGTACCAAGACGACCTCGGCCAGTGCCTGGACAGCAATCACCGTGGATGCTACGAATATGACAGCCACAGCGGTGAACTCCACTGGAAGTGCTGATTACGACACAGTCACTGTGACTTCCAACTCCTCGGCCTCCCCGACAGAGTCCGCTGGTGCTTGGTTCTGCCGGCCTGGAGCAGTGGCCAGTGTTTCTGGTTCAAGTGCAGCTGGTGCTGCTCGGTATGAGATGATGGGTCTCAGAGGTCTGGTCACGAATGAAGACCTGGACAATATTGCCTGCTTTGACAGCGTAGGTGCTGGTGGAAACACTGGCCTCTCGGTCAACGATCCTCTGCAGGGTCTGGCGGTAGGAACCTACACCTGGTTCAAGTCCATCGTAGACACCCATTCCTCGGGTCGCTACATGGGTCAGCGATCACTCTCTTTCGAGCTCATGGACAAGATGTTCGACAGGGTGGAGTCTGCTGCTGGTAAGGAATATGGTCCAGACACCATTCTGACCACTAGGGCAATACGGAGAGAGTACCTCAAGCTCTGCCGTGTTGATCGTCGGGCAGTGAATACGATGAATCTCGACGGTGGCTGGGTTGCCTTGGATTTCAATGGTGTCCCTCTCATGGTGGACGATGACGCTATCGACGGTGAGATGTACTTCCTCACCATGAAAGACATCCAGATCTACCGGATGAGTGATTATGACTGGATGAACAAGGACGGAGCTATCCTTTCCAGGATCTCGGGGAAGGATGCTTATGAGGCTACCCTCTTCCGTTACGCAGAAACGGGAATCAACCGGAGAAACAACCAGGGTGTGCTCTGCGATCTGGCTTATACCCCTGACAGGTAAGAACTAAGAAGACTAGCCATCCGTTGTGTCTCTCCTATAACGAACAGGATGGCTAGCCTTCTCCCTTTATTAATCTGATATAGGCATCTCCCTATCCCAGGGAGGGGAAACCTGAAAGGAGAAGGACAATGGGACTCACTATTGATCGCCTTGATCCTACCTTGAAAGCTCTTGTTCTTGGTAGTCTGTTGGGCGATATCTATTTTCTCAACGGTGATGCAGGCGACGATCACGCAAATGCTCAGGATTTTGATCATGCTATGAAAACCCTGAGAGCAGCTGTAATGCGTGCGTCAACAGGAAATCACGATTATATCCTCTGCTTCGGTGCAGAAACAGGAACAGCGGCTGTGGCTATTGCCCAGGCTGATCTCCATATCATAGGGATTGGCAACGGTGGTCCTGGGAATGTGATTGGACGAGGTTTTCAGTACACTTGTCCAGCAACGGTGGATACCCTTCAGCCAGCGGCAACTGCTGATGGTCTAGAGCTTGCAGGGATTCAGTTTACCTGCCACGCTACAGATCATATCTTGATGGACGACGCAGGAGCTGATCGGCTCTATATTCATCACAACACTATCATGGGAAGCACGACACTCAGTGTTGCTGTTAGGTTTGACCTCGAGGGAGCTTATCCGGTTCTGGAAGAGAATCATTTTTATCTCTGCAAGCTTCCTATTGATCTCATCGGTGCCTACTCAGTGGCTCGAAAGAATTACTTCCAGGATGTTAGTACCACAGCCATTGGTATTAACATTGCTACTGGAGATTACGGCATCGTAGACGGAAACATCTTTAACCTTTCTGGTGGCACTGGCGATACGGGTGTGAAGATCGCTGCAGGAGCAAATTATTGGACTGTGAGCAACAACGATTTCAATGCCAGTCTGTCTGATGCCATCAGTGATGGTGGAACAGGAACCCTTAAAATCAACAACCGTTCTGCTTCCATTTTGGGAGCTACTGGAGCCAGTATTCAGTTGGCTATCAGCGACTAAGGAATCTTATGCCTATCTTCGATTACGAGTGCTCTGGTTGCGGAGACGTTAAAGAGTGTTCTGTGCCGATTAAAATATGCTCTTGTGGTGGAGCCATGAGAAAGCTTCCCCCACTGGTCTCCATTGTGATTCCAGGAAATATAGGTAAGAAGCTCCGCACCAGAGCCTCCTTAGATGATGAGCTTAAGAGGCAGGGCTTTCACGCTCCGTTATTCAAAAACGAACTTCAGAAAGATCAGGTTCGTTGGGCTACTAAGAAACTTTTATAATCTCGGTGTGTTCGAATTTCGAACACCGTGAGGGAAAAGCCACAAGGCTGTGTAGACTCTGCCTCCTCGCAGACCTTGTGGTGATTCCCTCTTTTAAGGAGGCAGAGAATGAAGCTTTACGAGCAATTGGTGAGTGAGGATATCATCAGTCCTATTAGGTCACAGCTGGATAGCAGGACCTGGATGCTGAGTGTTGATGAGAAAGGAGAACCCTTTATCCTGATCCCTCGGGATAATGCCTGTAACAGCCCGTGGCTTTTATCAGGAAAGGGTTTTGATCGTCAGTGTCCAAGATGGCTAGATGTTTATTGGACCTTCTATCGGTTCATCTCAAAGGGGTGTCACAGTTGCTTCAAGGTGGTTTTCAAGCCACAGAATCTGGCTCAGGCGATTAAGATTCATGAGATTCAGAACTCAATGGATTTGGTCTCGAAATGCGGGATGGAGAGGAGGGATTATACCAGGGGAGAATGGAATGCTTTCTGGTATGCTCCACTAGATCAGGGTGTTGATGGTGGGAGGCAACTTTTCCGCAAGGTCAGAAAGGTGCTTACAGCTGAGTTTGGGGAAAAGTTTATTAAGATGATGATCAGGGCTGGAGCAATGATCCTTAAGCATGGATGCACGGAGATGGAGATGGGAATGGGTCCCAGCAGTAAATGGGATTATGAGAAAGGAAGAGGACCTGTTCTCGAACCGATTCTGGATAAGCTTCTGGTTATAGAAGAGCTGAAGCTTTCTCAACCGGCTTTCGTTAAGAGACATATCATGGCTAACTGGATCGAGTGGGCTTATAAGATCGGAGATCCTACCTGGTCAGCTTATTGCGAGCCAAGTTCGTTTCCGGCTAAGCCAGATACTTATCATGAGGATATCCCAGAGCTTATCGTGGTGGCTTCGGAGGTGAAAGAATGAAGGAACCGGAGAAATATCGTTTTCACGATTGGAGAAGAACGAATGATGCTGTAATGATTCCAGCTCCTCATTTCATCAAGCAACTCCGAGCTCTTGATCCGAAGCTCTATGTTCAGTGGGACTGGAGAAGTTCTCGGTGGGAGATCTGGAGGAAGCCAGAAGGAAGAGCTCCTTTCATGGTTATGAGGGTTCAGAATAGGGATAAAAGCTATCGAGAACTTGGAGCAGACATTCTGCTTAAACTCCAGGCGGGAGATCCTAATAGGTTCACGGAGAAGGAGTTTATCAGCTATTTCGAGGCTATGGATGATGCGATCAAGGCTTCGAAAGAGCGAGATATGGCTAATCGTATTGGTGCAATTTCTCAGGAGGTTGCTTGGTATCTGCATGGGAATCCCTTGAGGGTTCAGGTTCCCAAGCGGTTTGCTAACGAGAAGGTTCCTATCCTGAAAGG